TGAGCGCTTCCTCGAGCGCCTTGGGCCCGTTCTCGATGTCCTTCCACGCCTGGAGCGCTTCGGCCATGTCGGCCGATACTTTGATATTGACGTCTTCTTTCACGGCCATCGTGTCACCGGTGCAATTTGATGTGGTTGATCGTCACGGGCGGGTTGTCGTAGACCTTGAACAGCACGGCCAAGGCGTCAAAGCAGGTCGGTTCGTACCCGGGCCCCTGAAGCCCGCGGGCGTAGAGCATCGCATTCAGTTCACGGCGGCTGAGAGGAAAGGCTGTCTTGTACTTTTTTTTTGATCGATCGCTTTCTCGATCGACGTGATCCCCGCCGCCACCATTGCCACTCGGGCCGCTTCGATCTCACCCACCAGGTCGAGCACGTCGATTACGTCGATCGTCACCCGGTAATTCTTGGCCAGCGCCAGCGCCGCAAACCGCATCCCGCTCGGAATCTGGACCCGCAATTCCTTTCGCAGCATCACTTGGAAGCTGTCCGACATAAACAGTTCGAGCAGGCTGTTGGCCCACTCGTCGAAAGCGCGGTGCTCCTCCGTGACACGCCGCACTTCGTCGCCCGTATTCGGGTCGCGCGACAGACGCTGCGGGAGGAGCGCCGCGATCGGCACGACCCAACCATTGCCGTCGCGGAGCGCCACCGGCTCGCCGTCGAACAGCTCCGCCCGCTGTAGCTCGCCCGCCGACGGCTTCTCTCCACGCACATAGCCGAGCCAGAAGCGATCTTTGGCAAGTTCGCCGTCTGGCGGCGCCGGCTGCCACTCCTGCGTCTCACGGTCGATTTGGCGTGGCGTGGCGGGCAGTCCCGGCGCGTCGAACGTAACCAGGATCCCCGATCCGCCGTCTGGGCCGGTCTGGACCTCGGTGGCCAGCGGATCGACAGAACGATCCAGAAGCGGGTCTAGACCGACCCGGCGGAGCTCGGCGCGTGGATCGCCGGACGCCGGCGACGGAATGTAGACCAGAATCCCAGCCATGCTACGCTCCCAATGCGACGCCTAGAGTCGGCACGACAGAACCGACCGGCGCGATCATCACCTGCGTTGTCGCGTCGTCGATTCCCGACACGCTGAGATTATCGACGCCCCAACTTCCCGCCGCGGCGGCGTAGCGGATGTGGCTCAAGCTGGCCCCCGCGATCCGACCGTCGACTGCCGTCGTGCCGCGCTGCAGGTAGCCGTTGATCGTCGCCCCCAACGCCGTCAGAAACATCGTGCCAATGTCGTAAGCAAACTCCGCATTGAGGAACGTCAAATCGAACATCGGATCGCGGGCCACGATCGACGTGCCGTCGGCACGCGAAAAGACTCCGCCGTCCGAACGCCGCGACACAACCTGCGTCCCCGGCCGGAAGGCGAACCGCGTCAGCCCCAACACCGGCGTGGTCGCCAGCCACAGCCCGCCCATGAAGTATTGCGACATGAAGGCCGGCGCCGCCACGGCCGCAAAGCTCTGGGCCGGCGTGTTGGCGATCGGATTCTCACCGGCCACCGACAGCGGGATGTATTCCAAATTGGCGTACGCGCCTTCGTCACTATCAATGTCGACCCCGATTTCGGTGATGTACAGAAACCCCTTCGCGGTCGACTGGACAAAATGATCGAGGCCCGCGGCGAACGCGCCGCCCTCGATCCGCTTCTGGTAGCGCATCACGTGCCCGCCCGAGCAGTAGAGGAAGAAATTGCTGCCCATCACTGTATGCAACGTCAGCAAGTCGCACGTGCGGAACTGGCATCGTGGATTGGCGGTCGAGAGAATATGCGCGGCCGGATTAGTCGCTCCGCCCGGCCGAATAGTTTTCTTCCGCGAGCCGGCCGACAAGCCTTGACTGTCGAGTTGCTGAAGATTCATCGTCCCGCCGGCGTGCGTGAACGAACCGGAAAAAATACTATAGCGATCTGCCATTGGACACCTCTATGCGGCCTGCGAGTTGCCGCGTGAAATTCTGGTTCGTTTCCGGCCAGCGCGATGGGCCTCGACCTTCTGCATGTACGCGCGGAGGAAGTGCTCGGCCAACAAACGCGGGTCGTCCTCGTCGAACCGCTCCAGCTCGATCCGCATCTTCTGGATCGTCAGTGCTTGATGCAGCACCTTCTCGCGGAGCTTGTCCTGCTTGATGAGTTCGATCAGGTTTTTCGGCACGCGATGCAACTGGCGAAGGCGGCCCGTGCCGCCCTTGAACGGAAACCGCAAGATCAACGTGCCGCGGAGCGTATCACCCACCGCCGTGCCGCCAACCGTAATCTTTTTGTTTTTCCGCATGTGTTCCTTCGTCCGGCTGGTCTTCACCAAATCGACGGTCGAGAAGTACCGCTTGCCGTCGACCTTGACACCCTTGGCCTTGGCCCGCTTGTATTTCTCGGTCCGCGGGAAGTGTTGGAACTTCTCGCGGTTGCCGCGCTCGAAGTGGTCCTTGAATCCGTCGGGGTGCTTGTGCCACCATTCGAGCGTGTCGCGGAGGGCCGCCTTGGCGTACTTGTTGTGCCACCGCTTGGCCAGGTCGTCGGGCCGCACGGGCACGTCGATCACCCAAATCGTTTTCGGGAGTACGCCTTTAATGGCCATCTGCTATACTCGGGACATGGACCTGAAAATCATCGGTAGCCTGTTTTTTGGGTGTGCTTGCGTGTCTCTAGCATTTGCCTTACTCAGCAATGCCTATGCGGACGATTGGTTTGTCGAACCTTCGCACACTTTAGCTTGGCGGTTCGCCGTGCTCTGGCTGCTCGCCGGAATCGCCGATCGCATCACCTCCAATCGACCCCCAGCGTGAAGCCCACGAACAATTCGATTTCCTGGACCTCCTGATCCATCGGCTTCGCCTCGACGTCGATCGACGTCGCGTGTAAGTACGGATTGCCGGCCCCGTCGCCCCGGCCACTCTCCGCGTACAACTCGGACCGCAGTGTGTTGAGCATCTGATCGCACCACGTCCGAAACGCATTGAACTTGGCGGCCCGCTCGGTCGGCGAGTCCTCGCCCAAGTACCGAAACGCAGCGGGGAGCGGCGTCTCAACCGAAATCTCCAATCGCCCGGTGCCGCGCCAGGTCCCCGTCCCCGCCAACTCGCGGCGGTCGGATACCTTTTCGATCAGCGCGCGCGGGCGACCGTGGACCGGTGGCGGTAAATCCGGTGCCGTCTCTCCTTCCGCTTCCAAGTTCGGCTCGGCCGGGATCTCCTCGTTGTAAATGCGGGCTTTCGCGGCATCGCGGGCCTCGTCTGTCGTCGGTTCGGTGCGGAGCATCAAGTCACGGACGAAGCACTCGCTGGCGACGAGCCAGTCGCGGGCGTACTCGAAGGTCGATGGTTCCGTGCTGATTGCCACTCGTTCACCTGCGCACCCGTGGTTTGCGGTCGATAATTCCTTCGCGCCGTACAAGGGAGAGCGTCTTCGACGCACTGTCTTCGCTGACCGGACCTCCCATCGCCTTGTAGACTCGGCCCCGAATCACCCACGTGTCGTCCGGCGTCGTGGCCTGCGTGGCGGCAATCTCCAGCTCGCCGTCGGCCTGGATCATCCGACCGCGTTCGTCCTCGACCAGTCCGCCCGCTCCGCCCCCCGAATCCAAGTTCACGATTGCGGAGACCTCTTCGGTCTTACTGGCGTCGCCGGCCGCCCGGCGAATGACCGTTTCTTTGAACTCGGAGTAGCAGCGGGACCACTCGTCGGCCAGTTGTGTCTCGAAGCGGCTGGGCATCGTGTCACTCGCGGCTATCAGCGGTCGTCGCAGTCTCCTCGGCTTCGCCGACGGCTTCGACTTCGGGCTCGCCGCCGAGCGACTTGACTTGCTCGATCAGGATCGCCACCTGCTCTTCGGCGGCGGCCAGATCGAGTTCGAGCTCGGCGATCCGCTTTCCCATCGCGTCGATTTCGCTCTTGCCTTCCGCCGCCGCTGCCGGAGAGCGGCGCCGTCCCTTCGGATCGAGCAGCCACGGCACGATCAGCCCCGAGTCAACAAACCGCTGGACGCCGGCGAGCTCCTGCTCAGTCAGCTCATACGGCGTATCCGGCTGGAATACGAGTTGCACCCGATTGGGCTTGCCCTTGGTGCCGATGTCGACCGTCCGCCGAAATGGCGTCGTGTGGCCGACCTTGAGGCCCCACGCCGTTGTCTTTTTCTTTGCCATCGAACTATCTCGCTTGTGTTGAAGGAATGCCGCACGAAGTCACGCCCGCCTACTAGGCAGTCGTGAACGTGTGGCGGATGGCATTCCACCAGGCCAGGTAGCCAATGTTGTAGCGCGCTTCGGTCATGAACTTCACTTCCTTGAACTCCATATCATCCATGCCCTTCATGCCGCGCGTGAGCGGCTCGCGGGCCTGGAAGATGTACGGCTTCACGGGCGTGTCCGTCCGGTACAAGTCGAAGTAATCGCCCGTGATATGAGCCGACTTTGCCACGCGCGCCGACGCGATGGGGACATTCGTTTCGCCGTTGTTGATCAGAATGCCAGGCGTGACCGCCCGCTGGGCCACATCCCAGTATTTGAGAGGGCACAGCACAAGCAACTCAGCCCCAGCCTGATCGTCAACGATCACGTCATCGTGCAAAAGTTCGCCGAAGTCGTCTTTGAAAGCAAACATCGCAATCACGGCGGCCAGGAAAGCCGCTTTGAACTCGTCAACCGTTGGCGCCGCAGCAGCGACAATGGCCGAGGTCTTGTCGTTGTCCTGAGCACCCGAATCACCCCAAGAGTGATCCGTGTCGAAGAATGCCTGCCCGTCGAGGCAGAGATTGGTGGTTGCGTTCACAACCAGATCACCGATCAGCAGCTTGTCGGGGTGACGAGCCGCCCGCACGCCAAGATTCGTGAACATCGGCCCGTAGATCGCCATTCGATCGTCACGGATGCGGGTCTTTTCGACTTCGATGCCAGATTCCCAATGCTTGTTTTCGAGCGTAAACTTGGCCGCTCGTACAGTGTTGAACCTGCGCGCACCGAGCCACTCTCGAACTTGAGGCACGGCACCCAGCATGCCGTACTCTTCGTCGTACCCGTCGGACGGGATGATTGTTGCGAGGCGCGGGTAGAACGGTACAGTGCTCTTGACGGCGTTGTCGAACTTGCCGGTCAGGCTGCGGAGCTTTGCCACCGCAGCGGCAGTGTCGAGTGACATGATTGCGATCCTTTTCGTATTGAGTGAATGCCGTACCGGCGAAAATTCGAGCTACAGGAAGCGACTAGGTCACCAACGGACCGGTGTCTCGCATGCCGAGGCCGTGGATTTCCACCCAAACCTGCGTCGTGCTCACCACTTCGGTGATGATGCCAACGGGCACCAAATCGGTTGCCGTTTCGGTGATCTGGAAGTTGTCAACGCCATACACCGGCTTGCCGATGTCGGCCGCGACCGCCGTGGCGGCGCTGAGCGTCAGCAGAAACTCGCCAGTGACCCAGACGTCGGCTTTCTTGTCCGCGTCGGCGCCGGCACTGTTGTCGACGTTATCGATCACGATACCGCCAAACGTGCCGTTTTCGAGCACCGTGCCCGTGAAGTCGCCACCGGCGTCTTCGAAGCACATCGTGCCTTCGTACAAGATCGTGCTGGCCGCCACCGGCACGCTGCGCCGCTCGGTGTGGCCCCGCTTCGCGACTACTTGATTGGCTGTTACTGCCATTGAATTATCCTCGCGTCAAAATAATGTGGTTCGGTGACTGCCAACGAAAATCAGTTGGCCACTTGGTTTGCTAGGCCGCAGCGGCCGACTTCGGCGCCAGCAGTTCCTTGCCTTCGTCGATCTTGCGGCTGGTAACGTACTCATCGAGCGACATTCCCATCTGAGCGAACGCCGCCAATTGCGAGTTGTACTCGGCCTTGTACTTGGCATCCGGATCGCTGCCCGCTTGGCCGCTGTCTTTCGAGAGCTGATTGCCGTTGACCATCAGCGTACTCATGGCTAGCGAGAGCTTTCCGTCAACCTTTGAAAGTAGGTTCTCGCTGAACTTATCGAGCGTCGCGTCCAATGAGGTCTGCGACAGAATCTCACCCCCAGGCTTTTCTACTGCGGGTTCCGGCTTGGAATCGCCCGGTTTGAGTGCGGCGAGCTTGGCGTCGACGTCGCTGAGCAATTTCGCGCCGAATTCTTCGAGCGTTGCATCAAGCGATTCCTTGGTAAGCGCAACCGGCGCCGTAGGATGTGCGTTGGTCGTGGTCATTTCTTTTTTCCTCAATTCGAGTTGGTGGCTTTCCAGAAAACGAGCCGCGTATTCGGTGATCCGCTCCGCGTCAACACTCAAGTGCTTCAGTACTGGCCGATGCGACGAAAGCCCAAGCGCAAACTCGCACAGCTTGTCGGCTTCTTCCGCAATCTCGTGACCCTTTCGGAATAAACCGTCAGGATTTGCGGCCGGCTCATCGACGACGTCGTCGGCCCAGAGTCTGGCGATGCGCATGTGTTCAAAATTGTTCGTGTTGTCGTCGTCGGGTGATCGGAAGTAGCCATCTTCGTCCTCGTGCTCCGCAACGAAGCGATCCATCTCGCCCCAATCCGGATCAAATACGATGGAGGTAGCCAACGCTGCGGCGTCCTCTTCGGCCATGTCCATCACGTAGGTCGCCAAGTCTCCGTCTGGCGTGTTGTGCGACGAGCGCTGAAGGTGCAAGTCGGCCAATGCACGGTCGCCCTCGATGTGAAAATTCTTCATCCGGCCGAGCATTGTGCCCAACCCGTCCGACGAAAGTCCAGGATGTGCAAAGCGCGACTTGACCCCATTGCGGGCTTTGTTGCCAAGCGTAACGACCTGCTCGACCGCGAACTGATCGACCCACTCGCGGTGCCCGCGGGCCTCGCCTCGCGTAATTACCGCAACGCCAGTCAACAGGCCGGCGCCGAAATGACCGCCCTTGCGATCGACACGCGGCTGAGCGCCTTTGCTCGGCGCTGCTCGCATCCGCTTCAATGGCTTATTGAGTACGTCGGTCACGTAACCACCGCCTCCGTCTCTTCGCTGTTGGCGTCCGACGATTCCTGGTTCTTGTCACCAGGCTGCGTCGGACTGTTTTCGCCGTCGCCGTCGCGGCCCATGTTCGGCATCGTCGTGTTGATCTCCCAGAGCTTCATCAGCTTGAAGTTCTGGAAGATGCGCCGATAAATGCTCGACGCTGGTTGGCCAGTCTTTCGCTCGACCATGTCGCTGTGCGGCTTGATGCCACCTTCAATGAGCACCATTTCGTTGCGATCTTCGCGGGCTGGATCGATCGAAGCGCGGGCCGGCGGGATTGGTCGGCCAGCCCAATACATCCACGGTGCGGAGCGGTAGGCCACCGAATCGATCTCCACTTGGCCAGTGACCACCATCCGCGTCACAAAGTGGGCATAGATGGCGAGCATCGTCTTGACGTGGCCTTTTTGCAGGACGTCGACCCCAGCTTCGTCGAGATTCCAAATGATCCTTGCGGCGTTGTACGCCAGGCCCGCCCAGTTGCCGGTGAGCATTTCGTAGGGCGTGCCGGCGCCAGCAGCGAACATCCGCCCCTGGTGTTCCATGAACGGCGAGAAGTTCGACGACGGGCTCGACGGGTTGAGAAATTCAATCGCGTCACTCTCGCCAATGTAGTGGAACGTGCCCGGCACAATATCGCGGACCCGCTTGCCGTCGGCAGTCTGGACAACGCCGTGCGATTCCATCACGTCGTCGATCGCCAAGTCGGTGCGGACAACCGCGGCCAAGCATGATTCGACGAATACCTTTTCGAGATACGCTTCGTCGGCATCTTGCGAGTTTTTGAGGCGCGGCGTGCCGACCTGCATCCGCGGGAAGCCGCGATGCTGCCCTTCGTCGATCAGATGAAAATGATGAATCACCCGCGGCAGACCGTTCGGATAGGTCGCTGGATAGTACGTCCAGGTTTCCTTGAACGTCTTGTCGTCGCCCGGATGCGTGTCGCGGACGTAGTAGCCGAGGACGTCGCCGCCTTTGTCGAGCTGCACGCCCATCCGGACGTAATGATCGCCGAGCCAAGGTGCGGAGTCACCGTTGCTGACCGCACCGATGCCCGGTGGATTGGTGACGCGGTCCGGATGAATAACCTCGACCTTGAGAGTCGTCGGCGCCATCGCGTCAAAGCGATCTCCGACGAGAATGAACCACTCGCCGCGCCGTTCCCAGTATTCCTGACAAAGCTGTTGCAGTTGCCAGTATTCTTCGCCGCGCTTGCCGAGCCGACAGGCCGTCCGCTCCCAATTCTTGCGGAGTGTAAGATTCCATTTGTCAACCGTCTCTTCCGACTGGCCGACTTCTTCGTAGTCGATGTCCGGATCGATTGTGAATCCACAACCGACCACCCGAATCCGCCGGCCCTCGACGTGCGCCGTGCCGAGCTCGAAATTCTTCCGGGCGGAGTCGGCCCGCAAGATCATTTCGTCGCGGTCGTACTCAAGTGCCGAATCCGGCGAGAGCCGGCTGGTCAGCCAATTGTGGGCATCTGGCGACTTCTCCGCTGAATGGAATCCACCTGTGCCGCCGCGGCCACCTCCGTCACGATCGGCTGAGAGCTTGCCGAATCGCTCGATCGACTTCTCAGCAAACTCACGACGCTTGCGGGCAACAAATCTAGCGTTGCCCTTTTTCGGATCGACGGTGTAGACGCACGAATCCACGAACGCGCCGAGTCGAGCGGCGATACTGCGTCGTGGTTCGGTGCTGCGTCGTGTCATCGGAATCCGTGCCGGCTGGTGGCCACGCCCACACCGCGCTTGGCGGCGAGTTGCTTTTCAAGGAGGGCGATTGCCTTGTCGACCGCGTCGAGGCTGGGAAAGCTCCGGCCCTTGCCGCGGATCGAGGCGGACTGGCCGCCCTTGAGAATGTCGAGCTTGCACTGCCGCGCGGCCGCAAGCTCCTCTTCAATTTGGGCGACCGTTGCCATGCGGGCAGAATACCCGCTTCAGAGTGCCGAAAACCGGAGGTTTGTCCTATTGATAGGAAAACAGGAGGCTATCTACGAGCGGCCGACTTCTCGATCGGCACCACGCGCTTATTGTCCTCGGGCCGACAGCCGCACAGATTGCAACCGTAGAATCGCTTCATGTGCCGTCCGTCGTCGGTCTGTTTGCTGTCCTTCACGACAAGTATCCCCTCACACGCAACACGCGGGCACGGCTGGCCAGCCAAATCGTCGACGATGATCATACGTCCGTTCGTACTCATCGCGATCGAATCCTTTCCCGCCGCACGCGGTAACGCTGGTGCCGCTCACTTCGGCCGGCACGTCGCGCCGACTCCTCGGGTCGCTTCTCGATAATGGGCGCTGGTAGCGGCTTCGCCGTCACCACGGTCGACGTCTGCCGCCGCTCGGCCACCCGCCAGTTGCCGCGGAACTTCACGTCCATCGCGCACCGACACATCTTCAAGTCGTCTCGGAAGTCGTTCGCCTGTTCTGGCCAGCGCTTGCACCACAGATATTTGTCGGGGCTCATCTTCGACGGCGTGTCGCTAATCGTGCCGTTGCACAACTCCTCGACAAAATCCATGTCGGCGGCCAACTCAGCGGGAATCGACAGCGACCCCTCGTCGCCCGGCTTCAATTGGTCGATCTGCTTTTGGATGATCGACTCGTAACAGAACGGGTTGTGCCGCACGCGCACCAAGCCACGCGCCCGCAGCGCCTGCCGCCGCATCGGCTTCGACTTGTGCTTCGTGTCGGGCCCGATGATCACCTTCACAAACGGCTCGCCGTTGCAATCGGTGTTGGCGCCTTTGAACGGCATCACCAGCCGATCCGGCCGGCTCCACGCCTTGCAGTGCGCGTGGACCTCGGGCGTGCGGTGCCCGTCGTCGATCGCCACGACCGCCGGCAGCAACTCGCCGAGCCCGTCCTCGTGTGGGATCCGTCGATCAACACACTGCGAATAGACTTCCTCCCACGTGTCGCAACTACCTCGATCGACAATCGCCAGCCGCTCGCCGGGCCCACAAGCGACCGTGAGCCACTTGAAATATTCCTCCTGCACGTCGACCGCCGCGAACAGCCACGTCGCCCACTTCGGAATCACGCCCGGCTTCGCGTCCTCGACCGACAACCGATCGGCCACGTCCTCGGGCTCACTCTTGGTTCGGTAGGGCTTCCACGTCTCGGCCAGCCAGTCGGTGACAAACGACTGCAGCTTCGTCGGATTCTTGCGCGATGCGACGAACTCGGCCGCGATGTCGCCCCAGCCGTAGAACAGGCTGTAGAGCGACGAGAGTTGGCCGCCCCAAACTTTGCAGTCGGGCCGAACGGGCTTGCCGCAGACGCGGCCTTTGCCATCCACGCGGCAACCCTTCGGCACCCACTTGCCGCACCGCATCATCGCCGGCCGGTGCTCGTTGTAGATCGGCTTGCGACATTTCTTGGCGTGGCAGACGTACCGCGCCGTGCGCCGTGCCAGGTCAACGTCGAGCGTTCCATCCGACCCCTTGTCGAACTTGATCCCGCCCGCGTCCGGATCGTCGCTGCCCATCCGCAGCACAAAGTACGACCCGCAGTGCGGACAAGGCACGTAGTATTGGCACTGGTTCGACTCGGCAAACTGCTTGGCGATCCGCGAGTGCCCCTCCAACGAAGGCGAACACTCGACCAGAATCTTGTGGTCTGAAAATTCTTTAAACCGCTGAAAGAATAGATCGAGCACGTCGCCGTGCCGGTTCTGTCCGTCAATCGGCTTCTCGTTTTTGGGCTTGTCGACTTCGTTCGCCCAGCCGACACGCGCTTCGGTGTCGGCCAACTGACTCTCCGACCCAAACCAGACGCAACTCCACAAGCTGAGCGTCAACCGCAACGCCGTGGGATTGCGTAGCCGCGGGGGCATGAGCTGCCACGCCAGATGATGATTCGCTTCCAGCGCAGGATAGAACTTCTCCTTCATCGTCCGCTTCAAGAGTGCTTCCGTCGCCGTCGCAAACAGGCCCTTGTACCGGTCGACGGCCATGATTTTCTGCATCCATTGAGTGCCGATTTGCGTCTTGCCGCACCGCGTGCCCCACATCAACACGACCTTGCGGATGGCCGGATCGTCGAGTGCGTCGCACACGCCCTCACCCCACGGCAGCATGGCGCCGTCGAACGGCTCGGCATCCTTAGTCCGCCCCTCAGAACAAATCCAATCCCAAGTCCGCACCTTGGCCGACGGGCGCAGAGCCGAGAGCACGTCGGCATTGAACACGATGGGTGGGTTGAGCGTTGCAATCATTCGGTCGCTGCTTGCTCCGCCGCTTCGGTATCCTTGCCTAGTTCGTCCATCATTTCCTTTACGCCGCCCATCGCCGTACCAGCCAACTCGGCCGTCGTCGCGCACGATTGCAGCCGTTGAACCACGCCCTCGGGTCCGTATTCGATCACTTCAATTCGATAAACCTTTGTGGTGCCCGTTGCCATTGCGATGTTCTCCCTTTACAAAGTCAGTCACCGGCTGTTCGCTCAACCGCGTGAGCTTGTGCCGGATCAGCCGATCCATTTCCGCGACAGTCTGGTCGGCGACCTTCGCCGGCAACATTGGTTTCACGTGCCGCGGAATTTCCAAAATGCCATCGCGCAGCGTCGTGAGCGCCTCCGCCCATTCGCTACGCACAATGTCAATCTCGACGTGCCGACCTTCCTCGGCCTGCAATCGCCTCACCTCACGTTTCGCTGTCGCCTCCGCCCGCGTGACCTCCGCAAGTCGCAAGCGGTCCGTGTACTGATCTGCGCCGCGGGCCTTGCTCACGTCGACGTGTCGTTTGAGCCACCACAGCAGCACGTCGGCGAGCGGAAACTTGTTCTCTTTGGTGGTGCCCCGCTTCGCGGTCCCTGGCATCCCGTCGCGCCGCCAGGTGTTTCGCACCGTCGCCGCTGACACGTTGAAAGCCTGTGCCACCTCCGACATGCTCTTGAGCACCACTCCGCCAAAGATGGCTCGAAGCTCGGCTTCGTCGACGTCGGAAGGCGCGAGCTTCACGATCAGCCGACACACCGCGATCGGATCGAGTTGTTTCACTTCGCTCATTCACCGACGGACCCCCAAGTGGGCTGAAACTTTTCGATCAATTGGCACGCAGCAATCGACGCCCACAAACCGTGCAGTCGTTAGTAGTGGAACCATAAGGACTTACGCGCATTGCGCGCAAATTCATTTCGAGAGGCAACCACAAATCGTGCTCCAACGGGGGGAAGGACCCGACCGGCCCTCGTCGTAAGTCCTTATGGTACATTGGGTAAGCATAGACGTAAGTCCAATGCTCATTATGAGACGTTTTCGCGTAACGACTTACGTCACCTCACAAACTCGACGGCCGAACCTTGACATTGGCCACAAGTGTGTGCCCATCCACCGTGAGCACAGTCACCTTCAGTTGGTCCGTGTTGCCGCTTGTCCCGCCGGTCAATGCGAAGCGTACCGCAGTCGACAGCCAAAGTTCAGCCTCACCAACATCAGCAAAGGCTGGCGAGTCAACGTCGTCACCAACATCTGCGTCTGCTACCAACTCTACCGACGTGATCGACGTGATCGCATCGCCAGTGGCCAGGACCGATCTGAAGTCACAGGCCACATCTTGTGTCTCTGTCGGGTCAATCACGATCGGGAATGGGGAGCCGATCTTGCCGTCTCGCCGCTGTACGGTCCACGTCAGTTGTTTTGGGACGCCGATCTCTGCGCCAATCGAGTTCGCCGCCAGCAACTGCAAACGTTCGTCTGTCGTGAACCCACCACTCGCAACTGCGGTCAAGCCACTCCCCTCCGTGCCCACGTTGTCCCGCCGCGCCTCGTCGCTGTCGGTGACGTTGCTGAACGTGCCCGCTCCGCTACCCTCGTCGGCGTTGATCTCGGTGAGTTCCGGGGCGTTGTCGATCGCGATCCCTGCGTCTTTGCGGAGTGCGAGCTGCGTGTACTTGCGAGTCTTGGTCAGCACTGCGGCCAGTTGCGTGCTGTTGGAATCAATCTCTTGGCGTACCTCAATGGCAGTCGGTGCCGTGGCACCAGGAATCTGGCCGAACGCCGTGACCGTGTAGGTCGTTGTTCCATCCGGCGTCGTCGCCCAATTTCCATTGACTGTCGCAACCTTGGTTGACCCCACGTAGTCGCTGATGATCCGTGCTTGACCTGCCCCCGTGCCGCCGGTGAGTGTGAGAATCTGATAGTTGTAGTAATCGTCGGTTGCGACGGCGCCCGCTTGGAGCGTCAGCGTGCCGGCTGATCCGGCTTGGGCCGTGCCCGAGTCGCTGATATACGATCCAGAAACACCAGCAATGTCGGCGGCGAGGTCAACGGCTGGGGTTCCGA